TCAGGTGCAGACGGTGAACCCGTTGTTGCAACTGTAGAATTTAGGTTCACATACTACGAAATAAAATCCACTTCCTAAAGTACCATAAATATGGTATAATAGGTATATTATGACTCTCGATGAATTAAAAGCAGAGTGGAAAAAGGATTGTGAAATTGATGATATCGAACTAGATAAATCATCATTAGAAGTTCCTAGACTCCACGCAAAATACTCAGACCTCTTAACTGATGCAGTAATCAGGCATAAGAACATCCAACTTAAATACTCCATGCTATTGAAAGATAAATGGTTGTGGTTTAATGGTAAGATGGATGAAGGTCGTATCAAAGAATTAGGATGGGATGATGACCCATTTGACGGTCTAAAGATCATGAAGAATGATATGCAAATATTCTTCAATGCAGATCAAGACTTACAAAAGTTAAACGCACAAACTGAGTATGCACAGATAACAATTGATTTCTTAAAAAGATGTATGGAAAACATTACATGGAGACATCAAACTATCAAGAATACAATCGACTGGCGTAAGTTCATGGCGGGTTCATAATGGATTGGTATATGTTAATGAACTTTGCAGTAGTGATATTAATTTCATATTGGATAGGCCGTTGGGATGGTAAGAGGAAGTCATAATGGTTTATAATAATTACTGTTGTGTTCTCTCAGAATTTCTTAATCCTACTGAGGTAGAATACCTTCACGGATATGCAAGGAGTCTTCCTATACAGGAAGGTAGACTTGGATTTGATGGTAAAGATTCTGATTCTCAGAAAGCAAGAGAAGGTAATTCAGGTAATGTAGATAATAGTGTTAGACAATCTACTAACAAGTGGATATATCATGATGACCCTAAATTCTCAGTAGATTTAAAACAAAAGATATTTGATGGTATGATGCAAGCTAATCAAATGAGTGGATGGAACTACGAGGTCGATCATATGGAAAACTGGCAGTACACTGTATATGACCATAACCCTGATAGACCTACTGGAGATTTCTATACATGGCATACTGATTGTGGTGCAGAACCATATCAATGGGGTAAGATAAGAAAACTATCTGCATCAATTCAATTATCAGCTCCTGATGAATATGAGGGTGGTCATTTTCAATGGATAGAAACAACAAAAGTATTTGACAATCTCAAAAAACGAGAAGATGTAATCAGACAAGATGAATTAATTTGCTCTGCACCTATGAGTGGTAGAGAGTTAGGTTCACTACTTGTATTTCCTTCTTGGTTACATCACCAAGTCACACCCGTGACAAGAGGAACTAGGAAGTCCTTAGTAGTATGGAATACAGGATGGCCTCTGAAATAACCCTCAAGAAGGTCGATGAGGTCTTCATGCAAGTTCAATGTGACGATGGTCTCTCTAGAGACTTGTTCGATTTCTTTTCGTTCACCGTTCCAAATGCAAAGTTCATGCCCTCAGTTAAGAATAGATACTGGGATGGTAAGGTTCGTCTGTTCTCAATCAAAACAAATAAAATTTATATCGGATTACTTCCATATGTAGATGAGTTCTGTAGAGAAAGAGGATATGATATTGTAGGTATAAACGATATCATAGGAGAGAAAGAAAGACAGCCTGATGAGAACTTCATACAAGAACTAGGATTACCTTTTGAACCTAGAGACTATCAAATGGATGCATTCAGAACTGCAGTCCAATATGGTAGACAACTTTTACTTTCACCAACTGCAAGTGGTAAATCATTAATCATTTATTTACTTGCACGATACTATAACAAAAAAACGATCATCATTGTACCTACAACTTCACTTGTAGAACAGATGGCAAAGGATTTTAAAGACTATGGATACGATAAAGAGATATGCAAAATATATGGTGGTCAGCCTGTATTCGATTCTGACATTACGATATCAACATGGCAGAGTTTTAGTAAAGCACCTAAAGATGTCATGCAATCATTCGAAGTCGTATTCGGAGACGAAGCCCACCTCTTCAAAGCAAATGTCCTCAAAGGAATCCTCGAAAAAATGAAAAAGACTGCAATCCGTTTTGGAACTACTGGAACACTAGATGGTTCTGAATGTCATAGATTGCAATTAGAAGGAATGTTCGGCCCAGTCAAAAAGGTCATAAGCACAAAAGAGTTAATGGATGAAGGAACAATTGCAAATTTAAATATCGATTGTGTCATACTTCGTCATACCAAACAAAAGAAAATGACCTACCAAGAGGAAATGGATTACATTGTTTCTAATAATGCAAGAAACTTATTCCTTGTTAATCTTGTTAGAAGCTTGAAAGGTAATACACTGGTGTTGTTTCAATATGTAGAAAAACATGGTACAGTATTATTTGATATGATGTCTCATACAGACATGGGTGGTAACCTACATTATGTGTATGGTGGAACAGATACAGAAGATAGAGAACATGTTAGAGAGATTGTAGAGAATAATAAAGAGGATACTATTCTTGCATCATACGGAACATTCTCTACTGGAGTAAACATAAAAAGAATCGATAACATTGTCTTTGCAAGTCCATCTAAATCTAGAATACGAAATCTACAATCAATTGGTAGAGGCCTTCGTAAGGTAGATGGTAAAGATTCCATGAGACTATTCGATATTGCTGATGATCTTCAATGTGATAACTACACTCTAAATCACCTGAAAGATCGTATAAATATATACAACGAAGAGAGATTTTCATATGAAATTAAGCAGTTCGAATTAAATGACAAGCCCTAAGGATATTATCCCACAAAAATACGAAGTTCTGAAACTTAGAAGTGGTTCAGAAGTTGTAGGTATGACAAGAGATACCCATGATGGAATAGTGATTACTCTTCCTATGATCTGTAGGTTAGAGACAATCAATCCCGAAGGTAGTCATACCCTTGCAACATTCTATCCTTATGCACCATTGTCTGCAGACCCAACAGTCCAAATTCCAAATGATATGATTGCACATAGAAGTAGTCTTAATGAACAGTTCGTTCCTTTCTATGATGAAGCTTCTGCAAGATGGTTCGACATGGTTGAAAATAAATCTATCCCTCTAACAGGTAATAGAAAAGAAATTCGTAGAGCATACCTCGATAGAATAGTTAATGACCTCATGTCTGCAACTGGTGGCCCGATCACTGAAAGGGAAGAGAGGATGTTAGAGAGACTCGAAGAAGAAGAATGGGATGAGTTAGATGAAACTATGGCAGACTTCGAACATGCAATCCCACCTACCGACAAAAAGAAAATCCATTAGTCTCAAGTAATTTTCACTTTATCTCAAAAAGCCTTTCCATAAGTTTAGCGAATGCATATATACTATCGAATAAATTTGAGTTATATAAGTTTATTCATGTGTATTATAATTTAATTTTAGGAAAAACCACTATGACCACAGCAGTTTTAAGAATTGCGAAGAGCATGGTGTCTGAAATCGAAAACTTGAGAAGATCAGAGATTGTATCAAAGCTAATCGATGGTGTAGAATTCATCACACTGTTAACTCTTCCAATATTGTTACCGATAGGAATAATGTACCTCGCAACTGCGGGATATTGAGGCTAGTTGTGGCATTTACAAAAATGTCACGAAAATATTTACAACAACTTCAAGAGAAGGGGGAGGTAGTCTTACTCCTCCTGATCTTCTTCGCATCGATTTGGGGCGTCTCATGAAACACTATATACTAGGTGGAATGATTAGTTTGTGCATGTTTTATATCTCGGTTGGAGATATGGATAGAATGAGTCGTGCAGTCGAAAGAAGAGTAGAAATAGTATCTTAATCCCTTATTAATATATTCCCCTGCGGTAACATAATTATTTTATCATAGATTTCTCATCTGTAAAGGTGGTTTTCGAAGAAATTTCAAATTAAATAAATACTAAAAAGCCTCTTACAATATAGAGATTTTCTAGTATAATAGACACATGACTACTAAAAAAGACCCTAAAAAAGCAGAACACTATGTTAACAACAAAGAGTTCACACTAGCAGTCTCCGAGTATAACGCATCAGTTAAACTTGCAGAATCCAACGGGGAAGTCCCCCCAAGAATGACAGAATACATTGGTGAATGTATCTATAAAATTGCTACTCGATTATCGACTAGACCTAATTTTATTAACTACACATACCGAGACGAAATGATTTGTGATGCAATCGAAAATTGTATCCAATATATCGGTAATTTCAACACAGAAAAGTCAAACAACGCGTTTGCATATGTGACCCAAATTTGTTATTATGCATTCCTTCGAAGGATACAAAAGGAGAAGAAACAAGTTTTCATTAAACAGAAATCCATAGAAGAATCTAATATTACAATGGACGCATATACAACCATAGACGGTGAACACGACCCAACTCTTACCAATACAAATGTAGAATGGATGCAAGAGCATATGAATCGTGTAGAATACGAACCAAGAAAATCAAAACGAGCAAAGAAAGTAAAAAAAGAAACTAATTTAGAAAAATTTACTGAATGAAAATAGCAATACTTAACGACACACACGCAGGTGTCCGTGGTGATATGGTTGCAATGGCCGAATACCAAGGACGATTTTACAAGGAAGTTTTCTTCCCATATCTAATTGAAAATGAGATAACTCATATTCTTCACTTGGGTGATTATTTTGATAGGAGAAAGTATATCAATTTCTCTTCATTGAAATTAAACAGAGAACACTTTATAAAACCTATGTTAGACGCTGGTATCAGTATGGATTTAATTATTGGTAATCATGATACATATTTTAAGAATACCAACGAAGTTAACTCTCCCGATTTACTTTTATTTGAGTCAGACAATATTAATGTTATTCAAGAACCCGAAGTAAAAGAGTTTGACGGTTTACCTATTGCATTAGTTCCATGGATTAATAGTGACAATTACGCAGATTCAGTAGAGTTTTTAACCTC